CCAAGAGATACCGTAGTGCTATAAGCTATATCAAATATTGTAAATATCAATTAGAATTTGGTCAGGATAACTAATTCGGGGTAGAACATGCCTTTTATTGCTTTAGCTGTGTTGGGTGCAAGTATTTATACCGCCAATAGACAGGCTTCTGCTGCTTCTGCTGCTAGGGCTGATGCGAACCGCCAAGCCACGCGAGCTGCTCAGCAAGTTGAGAGACAGATCGCTGCGCAAAGACAGGGTGCACGCACTGCTCAAGAGAGACTGAATTTTGAGATTGGTCAGGCTTCTGAACAGCGCGCACAGCTAGAACAAAACGCTCAGCAAATGGCGCAGGATTTGCAAACACAGCAGCGCGAGATGGCTGAGGCAGAGTCTAATCGTATGCGTCAGATGCGCAGAGGCGGTAGAAGGTCTTTGTTATCTCAAGAGCGATTAAATCCCGAGGCTGGTTTGGGTGACTTTGGCTCTGCTCAACTGGGTTCCGGTGCGTCGTTGTCTTAAGGAGATTGGGACATGCCATTTGTTCAAATAAGCCGTAGGATGGCTGAAGCGCGTGCAGGGCGCAGGCGTTCTAGGCAGCAGTATGAAATTGAGTCTTTAACACAAGGGTTTGAGTCTGCTAGGTCTGGCGCACAGGGCCGCTTTCAACAAGAGCAATCCCAGATTCAGAACCAATATCAACAGCAGTTGGCAGATTACGCCAGCCGCATGGGTGACTTTGAAGCTGCTGCTAGGCAGTTCCAAGAAAGATCGCAGGAATACAACACCGCTGTAGATCGTTTTAACCAGGTCAATACTTTGCCAGGCGGTTTTGTTGCATTACCAAGGCGAGATAGGCCTAGCACATTTTTGACCGCTGATCCGAACGCAGATTTCAATTTATATAATGTTGACACGCCAACCGGTCGGGCGCTGGCGGGGGTGCCGGGAACCAAAATTGACACATGGTATGTTGATAATAAGCGGCGTGTTGGTGGATTTGACGCAGCCAACCTGCCTTCCAATCTTGTTCTAAATAGGGTTGGCACGAGCAGGGGTGGTTCTCCTACCTATAGCTTGGCTCAAAGAGTAGGGCCAGACCCCGGTGAATTTTCTGCTCAGGCGCCGCAAGCACCAGAGTCTGCTCCTGACGCGCCTAGCTTTGAAGGGCTTTCGGAGAGATACCGGCAATCACTAGAAGAACAAAGAGTTTTTACAGAAAGAGAAATTGGTGAGCGCAGAGCAGCAACACGGCGTGCTCGCACTCGTATGCGTGACCGCCCTTTAATGACAGGAGCTTAAAATGAAAGAGGGTTTGTACAAAAACATCAACGACAAGCGCAAGCGCATTGAGTCCGGATCAGGAGAAAAGATGCGCGACAAGGGCGACAAAGGTGCGCCAACAGATGCCGCTTTTAGAAAGGCGGCTAAGACTGCAATGCGCAAAAAGAAATGACTATTCAGTACATTAAGCCAGAATCCGACAATACGAACGGCAGGTATGTTGTTTTGTCACACCAGACCATGGACGGTGATTTGGTGCTGTCTGGCGATGAGGCGCCGCTTCCCACTATATCCAACGGAGATATTGCGCTCGTTGATGGTGTGTCTTATGCGTTCGGGGTTGTAAGAGCAGGTGGCGATCAGCTTCCTGACGGTCAAAGTATTGATATTGCTATAGCCTTTGCTAGTGGCGTCCAAGCAAAAATCAACATTGAGGGTTCTGCTTCTGGAAACGCTACTGGATTCCTATATGAAAATGCAACGGTTAGCGGGGGCACAACTGCTACAGCGGTTTCTCGCAATAGGAATAGCACCATTGAAAGCGAGTCCGCTATTTTGGTGCAGCCAACGGTTTCAAGCACGGGCACTTTGTTGGTTCAAAGGCTGGTTCTTGCGGGGAGGTCTAACAATTCACCGGGCGGTGATCTGAATTCCGCAAGTTTAGTTCTTAAGCCTTTGACAACATATTTGCTTAGATTAACTAACACTAGTGGAAAATCCGAATCCGCTGAAATTTCTATGATTTGGTATGAATAGGAGCCATAATGGCTAAGGCAAAATACGAAGGCAAGAAGTTGCCGGTTGGCGAGATAATCAAGCGAGCCGAAGTTGCCCAGCGAAAGAAAGATTTGTTTGAGGACTTGTACCGCGATTGCTACGAGTTTGCTTTGCCACAGCGACAGCTTTACGGCCACTGGGAAGGCAACAGTGTAGGCAATAAAAAGATGACGCGGGTGTTTGACTCAACAGCGATTAACTCGACGCAGCGTTTTGCCAACCGATTGCAGTCTGGCATATTCCCGCCTCAGCGTAACTGGTGCAGGCTAGACCCCGGCCAAGACATCCCTGAAGATCGCCGCATTGAAGCGCAAGCAGTGTTGGATGTTTACAACGAAAAAATGTTTGCTCTGATCAAGCAGTCAAACTTTGATATCGCCATTGGCGAGTTCCTGCTTGACCTGTGTGTTGGTACCGCTGCCATGCTGGTGTTGCCTGGCGATGATGTAAAGCCGATTAACTTCATCCCAGTGCCGATGTTTTTGGTTGCCTACGAAGAAGGCGCAAACGGCAAAGTGGATAAGATATATCGCAAAATCCGTATGAAAGCAGAAGCTGTCACCCAGCAATGGCGTGATGCCGAGCTGCCAGAGATGGTCAAGCAGCGTTATGAAGACAAGCCAACAGATGATGTCGAGTTGCTAGAGGCCACTATTTATGACGCAGAGCGTGGCGACTGGTGCTACCACGTCTTAGATCAAGCTGGTAAAGAGGAGATCGTCTACCGCCGCATGGACTCCTCGCCTTGGGTGGTAAGCAGGTACATGAAGGTGGCCGGTGAAATTTACGGCCGTGGTCCGTTGGTTACTGCCTTGCCTGACATCAAGACCCTAAATAAAACGCTTGAGCTGGTGCTAAAGAACGCTTCATTGGCTGTGTCTGGTGCGTATACGGCAGCTGATGACGGGGTACTGAATCCGCAGACGGTCAAGATTGTGCCAGGCGCTATTATCCCTGTGGCCAGAAACGGTGGCCCGCAAGGCGAATCCCTACGTGCATTGCCAAGGGCTGGTGATTTTAATGTGTCCCAGATCGTGGTTAATGATTTACGCATGAACATTAAGCGCGTGTTGCTAGATGAGTCACTACCGCCAGACAACATGTCTGCACGTTCTGCCACTGAGGTTGTCGAGCGTATGCGTGAGCTAGCGCAAAACTTAGGCTCTGCTTTTGGCCGGTTGATTGACGAGACAATGATCCCGTTGGTCACACGCATTTTGTCCGTGATGGACGAGCGCGGCTTGATCGATTTACCCTTGAGGGTTAACGGCCTTGAGGTCAAGGTGTCTCCTGTGTCTCCGCTGGCAATGGCTCAGAACATGGAGGAGATCAACAGCATTGTGCAGTTTATGCAGCTGACTTCTGCCATGGGTAATGAGGGTGCATTGGCAGTTAAGACGGGAGATTTGATTGATTACCTTGGCGAAAAACTAGGTGTGCCAGCCAAGCTGAGAACGTCTGCCACTGAGCGGGCATACCTAATTGAAGAGCAGCGCAAGCTAGCGCAGCAAGATCAGGCAATGATGGCGATGGCAGGCCAACAAGAAGCTGTTGCCCAGAACCAAATGGATGCTACGGCGCCCCCACCTATGGAGTAACCCAGCATGGAACCTGATATCACGCACTTTTTTGGAGACGGTTTGTATGCAAAAGAAGCTAGAGTTCCTTCTGGCATGTGGCTACAAAAGCACCAGCACAACTTTACGCACTTCTCTATCCTCGCCAAAGGCAAGGTTAGCGTTACCACCGACGGATCAAACACAAAAATTTATGAGGCGCCGGCTTGTATCACAATCAAAGCCAATGTGTTTCACGAGATTTTTGCACTAGAGGACAGTGCTTGGTATTGCATACACGCCACAGACGAAAAAGATGAAGACAAGATCGACGAGGTATTGATCTTAAAGGAGGCCTAGATGGGTTGGGAAGACTTAGAAGCGGTTCAGCAGTCGCTGACACCGGCACCTGCTAACGATATGGATTTGTTGTGCCTAAGAGTGTTTGGCACAGAGGAAGGGCAGAAGTTGTTTAAGTGGTTGCGAGAGCAAACAGTTGAGCAAGCTGCATGGACGCCGGGGACAGACCCGTCCTATGGCTATTTTTTGGAGGGACGATGCGCCTTGGTAAAGGAGCTAGAGTCCCGTATCAACCGAGCAAGGAACCTTAAATGAGCGAAGATACAGCAGTTCAGCCCGAAGAAGGACAAGAAGCACCTGTTCAAGAAAACGGCCTACTGGACTCAGTTGAAGCAAATGATGAGACCCAGCAGGAAAGCAAACCCGAAGATACAGCAGTAGAACACCGTGCTGATGACTCTATTCCAGAGGACGAGTCAGTAGACAGACCGGAGTGGTGGCCGGAGAACTTTTGGAAGAAAGATAGTTCCGAGCCTGACTTAGAAGGTATTGCCAAGTCATGGATGGATTTGCGCAAACAGATCAGCCAAGGCAAACACAAAGCGCCACCGGACGGAAAATATGACCTGTCTGCCTTTGGTGAGGACGCAGAGAACAAGCCAATGGTGCCCGTGTTCAAGAAATGGGCTGCTGACAACGGAATATCCCAAACAGCATTCGACTCGCTAGCAAGCGAATTAACGACCATGACAGAAGAAGCTGTTGCGTCACAACAACAGTTTGACCCAGCGGCAGAGAAGAAAGCGCTTGGTCCTAATGCTGACGCGGTAATTAACGGCATGGTCGGTTGGGCGCGAGGCCTAGTTAATAAAGGCATTTGGTCGGCAGAAGACTTTGACGAGTTCAAAGTGATGGGCGGCACGGCTAAAGGCATAAAGGCTTTAATGAAGCTGCGTGAAACCTACGAGGGCAACTCAATTCCTACAGAGTCCATGCCTATTGAGGGTATGCCGACTGACTTAGAGCTTCAGCAAATGGTTGGTGACCCGAAATACAAGACTGATGCGGCATATCGACAAAAGGTTGAGAAGCTGTTTAACGCGAGGTATAATTAATTCGTCTCCTTCCTGCCCAAAACAGGACTTACCCCCAGCCTTAGTGTTGGGGGTTTTTTTATAGTTATCCACAATTCGCTTGCAAGTTATCCACAAGCGGTATATTATTTGCGCAAAGGCCAATCATATTTATATGACCCTTGGGATTGCGGTAGTCCGCAGGCTGGCATCCTAATGCAAGCGTAGGCCCATCACAAGATGGCACACCGACAGCGATGAATCTTAACTTTTCAAAGGAAATGACATGGCTATTAATTTATCTACTGCCTTCGTCACCCTGTTTGATGCAGAAGTTAAGCAAGCGTATCAAGCTCAGGCTGTGTTGCGCGGTGCTGTCCGTCTGCGTTCAGGTGTTGAAGGTGCTACCTATAAGTTCCCCAAGATTGGTCGCGGTGTTGCGCAGGTTCGCGTACCCCAGACTGATGTCTCCCCACTCAATGTCGAGTATGGTCAGGTTACTGTCACGCTAGAGGACTACATTGCTGCCGAGTACAGCGATATCTTCATGCAGCAGAAAGTCAATTTTGACGAGCGTGCCGAGTTGGTGCAGGTTGTTTCTAACGCCATTGGCCGCCGTCAAGACCAGTTGATCTTGGACGCATTGAGCGCTTCAAGCACGTCACTGACTGTTGGCAACGACATCGGTGGTACAGACACCAACCTTAACGTGGCTAAGTTGCGTGAGGCTAAGCGTTTGATGGACGCCAAAAACGTCCCGATGCGTGATCGCCACATCATCATCCACGCTGACTCGTTGGCTTCGCTCTTAGGCGAGACGTCTGTGACTAGCTCGGATTTCAACACCGTCAAGGCGTTGGTTCAGGGTGACATCAACACGTTCTTGGGCTTTACGTTCCACACGCTTGGTGATCGTGATGAGGGTGGCTTGCCTATTGATGGCTCAAGCGACCGCACCATCTACGCTTTCCATCGTGAGTCGCTCGGTATGGCTGAGGGTATTGCACCTAAAACCGAGATCAACTATGTTCCTGAGAAGACGTCTTTCTTGGTCGCATCCATGTTTTCGGCTGGCTCAGTTGCGATTGACGATGAAGGTATCGTCAAGATCACCTGCCGTGAAGCGTAACTAGGAGGAATGAGAAATGGCTTTTTCAACCACAGGCTGGACAGTAGTAACTGCTGCTAAGCGCGGCAATGCTCCTTCTGTTTACGCCTATAAAACCACGGACGCCATTGCTGCCGTCAATACGGAAGGTTACTTTAATGATCTTTCTGATACGTTGGCTGTTGGTGACTTGATCTACTGCGTAACCAGCACCGGCACAACCGCTGTTGCTACGCTGGTGTATGTGTTGTCTAATGCATCGGGAGTAGTTGATGTGAACGACGGCACAACGCTTGCAAATACCGATACTGACTAACGGTAGGCGCTAGCAAACCGAGGCCAGCTACTTATCCCAGGTGGCTGGCCTTTTTATATTGAGAGGTTGCTATGGCAGCAGGTGATTCCGCAGTATCCATTTGTTCAGACGCCTTGCTTCTGTTGGGCGCAAAGCCTATCTCATCGTTTACTGACGGCACGGACGAGTCCAACACGGCTGATCGGCTTTACCCAAACGTGCGGGACATGACGCTTTCTATGTACCCGTGGTCGTTTTCGTACAAGAAACTGAAGCTGTCTCGGCTGATTACCACGCCTACAAATGAGTGGGACTACGAATACCAAATGCCCGGCGACAGGCTAGCAGGGCCACGCGCCGTGTTCTCAAGCGAGAACGTAAACGCCAGACCGTTCCAAGAGTGGGAGATTTTAGGCGACAAGCTGTTGACCAATGAGAAGACAATAGTCATTGATTACCCGTTTAGCACGCCTGAGTTTGCCATGCCGCAATATTTTGTGCAATTGCTTAAATACATGATGGCTTGGCATTTGGCTTACCCAATTACTGAGCAGGAAGCAAAGACGACTTACTGGCAAGCTGTTGCGGTCGGCGCAGGACGTGGTGGTTACTTTAGACAAGCAGCCAACATTGACGGCCAGAGTCAGCCGCCACAGGTGATCGAGGATTTCTCATTGATTGAGGCGCGATACTAATGGCACGTTTTGTTCAGCTACAAACGAACTTTACGACCGGCGAGCTTGACCCGCTGCTGCGTGCGCGTGTTGACCTAGACCAGTACAACAATGCGCTAGAGAAAGCGACCAATGTGGTGGTTCAGCCACAGGGCGGCATTAAACGCAGACCCGGCACAAGATATTTGTTTGAGTTGCCCGCAAGCGCAGCTGATGGTGTGCGTCTAGTTCCGTTTGAGTTTTCCGTAGATGACAGCTACATGCTGGTGTTTGTCAATTTGCGCATGTACGTGTTTAAGAATGGCACGCTAATTACAGATATTAACGGCACTGGCAACGACTACCTGACGACCACGATCACGTCTGCCATGCTTAACGAGATCAATTGGACGCAATCGGCTGACACCATGATCGTGTGCCATCCCGACCTACAAACCATTCGGTTGTTGCGCGGGGCGACAGATGCGTCATGGACTTACACAACGATTACATTCGATAG